TTAAACCTCTATCTCATAGGTTGGTAAATCCGGCGCCTCTCCTGCCAGCTCCCCTCCCCTGTAAAACGCCTTCTTGCCGATGGCGACACCGGTGCCCCGTACTGTGACCGTTCCCCCCGCCAACGCGCTGAGAGTCGTGGTCGTGGTACCTACTGCAATCACGGTACCAATCAGCAAGGGATCAGCGCCCGGTACCAGCTCCAGGAATCGCTTAAACAGGTTCATACAAATCGCTCCACACTCAGTTGCTGGCGCACCGTCATGGCCCTGTTCTGCAGCGCAGCAGAGACCCTGACGCCCCGGTTGTAACCCTTCCAACCGTCCACGGCGAGCAGCGCACCCGGCAGGATCAAGCCGGTATCAGCTGACAACGGCAGTTCAATGGTCTGGGTACGCTTGGGCATGGTCTTGGCCAGCCCCACCACACCTTGGGCACGGGCTGCCATCACATCGCTCACCAACGGGTGGGTGATGGTTGGCGCTTGTTGCTCGCCAGCTGTCCTTTGGCGCACCACCCGCGCACTGATGCCCTGATGGCCACCGCTGACCCAAATCCCGTTGGCGGCATGACCCGGCTGGAAGTCACTGCCCAGGGTGGTAATGATGGCGCGGGGGATCGCCACATCAGCCTCTGCAGTATCAAGCTGCCATGGCACTGTGGGGTAACGCGGTTTGATGACCAGATGGCGGTTACGCTGATGTGGTAACACAAAGCCACCGGCCGCCTCGGCCAGGTACCTGACCACCTCGATCGGGGTCTGGTTATCCAGGCTAAAGAACCCGGCAGGCACCAACCAGTCAGCCGCTTGCCAATCCAGCGTCCAACCCACCGGCAATACGGCAGCAGCCAGCTGGGCCATGGTCGCGGCAGCAGGCCCGCTTACCGCCTGCGCCAACACATGGGTCGGTGACAAGTAAGCGGTGCGAGAGCGTCCCGTCAGCGTTGCTGACTCGCGGCCAAAGCTCTGGCTCGATTGCCAGCCATCGCACACGCAGTCCCATTGCTGGCCGTTGATGTGGATGCTGACCTCTTCCTCATCGGTCAGTGCAGCCGCCGCGATGCGGGGGATCTGGGCGCTGAACTGCCACGCCCAGGAGTCGGTATCGAGCTCGATACTTACCGCCGTGGCAGGAATATCGAGCCCATCGCGTACCCGCACGATCTTCGCTGTATTGCTCACCAGATAAACCCTCCTGGTTGGAATAACGATTGCTGCATCACTGCCGTGCCAGACAAACTCCAGCTCGGCCTCGCCCCGCTTGCGCCCGAACTCAAGGCGCAGGGTGCGCTTGTCGGGGCGCTCAGGGGGGATCGGCGGCTTGGGCGGCGGGCTGGTGCCTGGCCCCGGCTGCATCGCCTCCTCCCAGCCATCGCGCCACCCCTTCCAGAGCGGCGGGCCAAGGCGGGTGCGGCGGCCATAGAGCAGCAGGCCAACGGCATCCCCTTGGCTCCACTGGTCGGCCTGCCACACCTGGTCAAGGCGCGGCGGGTTGCGATAACCGCCGACCTGCCACATACCGGCCTTGTCACCCTCGACCCAGAGGGCGCGATTGACGGCATGGCCGGGGGCCAGGTGCTCCACCTGCTGGCCATGATCGTGACCGGTGGCCACCCCCTCCTGGTACTGACTGCGGGCCAGCTCATAGCGCTGGGGCATGATGGCGCTCTGCTCCACCTGCTCACTGCTGGCGGGTTCTGCCTCCTGCCAGCTGACGGCGCCCACGGTGCGGGCCAGTTCTGGCCGCTCCCAGGTGCTGGCTACCCGGCTGCTCACCAGCCCGGCCCGCTCCCACTGACTTTCCTGGGCGGCGCTTGGGCCACGGAATACGTTGATATCGTACTCCCCGGCGATCACCGGCACCGGCTGCTGATTGCTGGCCGTCATACCGCACTCAATGACGAATGCGCCCATCATGGCGCAATCTGGTGCGGTGGTACTGGCGAGACTCCCCTCCAGCACCACGGCGCCTCCCAGCGTCGCTATGGGGCGGTTTGGCTGGCTGGCCAAGGTAGTGGGCAAACTCAACGTGGCGGTGGCGGCCATCTCGGACGGCGCTGGTGCGCCAACCAAGATCGCCTCATAGCGCACCACCTCGGCCTGGTTCAGCTCCAGCTGGCCGGTGGTACTGCGGGCCTTGCGTAGTTCTAAGCTCGCATCCTTTCTGGCCATATAGCCCCCGGTTACGGTTCGGTGATGGTGGCGTTATTGATGCGGATCAGCGCACCGGCAAAAAACTCGCTCGCCGGTATCTCCAGATCGGCGCCACTGCCTGGCACCCCCACATCGAGATCCGCCACAAAGGCGCCATCCCGGTCAGCAATGCGCCCCCAAATGGGGGCGCCGCTGGCGGTGGCCATCTGCTCGGCCAGGGGTTTCAGGGTCAGCACCCCACCGCTGACCGACTGGGCGCAGGGGTGGCTGAACTTGAGCACCACCAGAGCCAGCTGGTTGGTGATGGCCGCCCCCGGCGCCGGTCTGGGCCCGGTGTAAACGGTCAGGGTAGCGTTGGCGCCGCTGCCGGTGTCGATGGCGTTAGCCAGCAGCTGGGCGCGACTGGTGCGCAGCGTGTCCACATAGGTGATCATGGCTAGTTCCTCTTGAGCGGGGCCAGCATGGGGAACGGGGCAGTGGCCACGCCACCACCAGGCGGGTAGGGTTTCGGCGCCTGATAATCGGCGGCCACGGCGTTATAGTCGGCGGGGCCAAAGGCGGGATCGTCCTGAGCGACCAGCATATAACGCTTGTTCAGCCACAGCAGATCGAACCGATAGACCCCATCCGATGCGCGGCTATAGGTCTCGCCAACCAATTCACCATCCTGGGTAAAGCAGAGCACCCGCCGCCGCACCCCCACCCCGCTGATGGTCACCGTGCTCTCGATATAGCCCTGTTCCACGTTGCGCACCCCATCGCGGATCCAGAAAGAGTCCCTCCCCTTGCAGAGTGGGGTCTGGGTCTGTTGCTGGAGGTTTACCGGCCCCGCATACATCGGCGGGGTGCCACGCCAGGCCACATCTTGCGGCTGGAACTGGCTGCGCGGCTCCTGGTTGGCAGGGACGCATTTCATCGGGTGATCCTTCATGGTCATATCACCAAAAGGGTCGTAGCCTCGATATAGCGTGACCTTGCTGATCGTGGTGTCGGCGCCCCATACCCCTGGGGCATACCACCCCTGGTGGATCATGACCTTGGTCGGCGGCTGGGTGGAAACCGTTGAAATAGCCAGAATTTGAGCGCCATTTAGCCAAACTTGGTATTCACCCGGTTTGAAAATAACCAGCACCCTATTCTGTTTTGTGAGATCTGCGCCGGATGGCAACTGACAATAACCGCGCTCAATCCTCCCGCCATTGGCGTAATCCCTGACAAAGGAACCATTCACATTCGCCCCGGCATCTTGCAAATGTAACGTGACACTGTTGGCCATCCCCTGGTGCCAAAAATCGGTGCCTGGCACTTTCCCGGCATCGTCACATACGCCACCAGTACCAAAACTCAAGGTGAGATAACGGGTCAGCCCACTGCCAAGATTGCTGGTATTAAACTCCATCTCCAGCGCATCAAACCCTATTGCCTTGCTAATCAGGTTAACGCCAGAGATCGCGCTGCGATTTGGCGCCAATACCAGTTTGCCATTGGTGATGGCGACAGAACCGGCAGGCCCTGAATACTGGATATCCCAATCATTAAGCTGGTTCGGGTCTGACCAGTCATAAACCACGCTTTCATCATAAGTAGCCATGACTTACCTCCATGGCCCGGTCAGATCAAAGCCCATCAATACTTGGTTTGCACTAAATGGTTCTTCACTTGGCTGCATATTGATGAATCGGCACAGCTTGCCGGGCATGGCTGGCAGGTTGGCGAAGTTTTTGCGATCCCAACTGACTGCCGTGCCATATGGGCAAATAATGCCTGGCAGATAGCCACGCAAATGGTTGCCGGTCTCCAGCACCATGACTGGATCTGCGCTGATATAAAACCCGTTATCCGGGCCATTAGGGACGCTCAAGCCGGTGCCGAATCGACCAAACAGCCCTTTTAGCCACCAGGTGGTGGTGCCGAACAGTTGATGATAGGGGCGAGCAATGGCGCGATTGGCAGATGAATCAAACAACCCGCCGTTGTTGTAGTAGTTTGAGTTTGGTGCACCCACACCATAATCCCACCGCCTGGATCCATCGCTGGCGGAGGTGACCGGGTAGTGAAGTAGTAGGGCGTGATAGCGATCACCGGGTCTGAGGCTGCGCATATAACCGAACAGATAAAGCGCCGGGCGGCTATATGCGCCGTAATAGGGCAGGAAATAGAACAGCTGGACATCCCCTATCAGATCCCATCTACCGGATGAGTAGCGCTTGGTGGCTGGCCAACGGTGCTCGTAAATGGTGGTGTAACTGTTGATGTCTACCACATCCTCCACCAGAGCCACTTTGGCCAAATGGGCATTACTGCTGCCCGTCCAGCCGCTGAATGCGGTGTTGTCGATGCGCAGGCTGACATTGCCCGACTCGCTGACATTGGTGGGGCGCACGATAAACACCTTGCCGTCACCACTCTCATGGGTAATCGTCCAGCCCAGCGGCGCCACCTTCATGGTCATGGCCGCGCCGGAACCAGCAGCGGCTGGGTCACCGCCGTCAATCTCAAACCATACTTGAGTGGTGCTGACCTGCATCACCCGATGCTCGCCGTTGTAGGCGGCAGGCGATACCCCATCGACCTGGACAACTGAATCTTGCAGATAGGCATGGCCGCCGCTAAAGGTGGCCACCGCCCACCCCTTGGCGGCATCAAACGACAGGGCGTTAATCGTCAGGGTGCCAAAGCCGGTGACCAGCACCGCCTTGAGCAGCGCAGCCAGGGCGCCATCTGCGGTATCGCCCAAGCTCGGGGCGCCTTGCATTTCGCTTGCAAACCATTTGACCTTGTATTCAGCCATGTTGCCGTTCTCCATTGCGGGGCATTTTGCCCCACAGAAAAATAAAGGGCGGGGCACGGTGCCCCACCCGGTTAGCGGTTGACGTTGCCGCGCAGTTGCAGCTCAAAGCGATCAGACTCGCTGGCCGCCACCGATTGCAGCACGGTACGGATAGCCCAGATCGGGAAGTTGGCCGCCTTGGTGTTGAAGCGCAGCACGTTGCCACTCGCCCAGCCAGCCCCCCAACCACGGTTGTCCAGCCGAAAATAGGGCTGGCCGTTGTTGGGGTTGATGGGGGCAAAGTCGGTATTCACATCCCCCACCGCGATCTGGCCCACATGCTCCCCGACCAGCACAAAGCTGGTATTGCTCTGGAAGATGATGGCCCAGCGCTCCTCCAGGGTGGCGCGGTTGGTCACCACGATGGGAAAGTCGGTGTCGTTGTACTGCGCCGTGGTCGGTTCACCGTCTACAAAGTCCTGCCATTTGTTCGTCCAAACCTTCTGGTCAAACAGGTTGGTGTAACGCGCCCACAAGTCGCCCATGATCAGCGCTGACGACACCAGGGTGTCAGCAGCGTCATAGGCGTGAGACAGGGGGCGGGCCAGCACCAGGCGGCCAGAGATCTCCACATCGGTGACCAGGCTCATATCCTCAATCCGGTGAACCACCGCCAGCGGCTCCACATAGCCTGTCAGGTTCAACGGGGTGGCCAAGGTGACCACCCCGCTATCCAGATTGGCGCTGTAGAGCGCAGGATCGAGCCGCTTGCCGTTCTTATCCTCCACATGGCAGTACGCCAGCCGCTGGCGACCTGTGTTGAACTGCTGGCCAGCCGTCACCCCCATCGGGTAGGCACCGCGCCGGGTCGAATGCACCACCACGATGTTGCCCTTGCGGATAAACGGCACCCGGCCATCAGACGGCAGCCGCACCGGATCCAGCCCGATAATGTCGGCATCGAGCGGCAGATAGCTGAACACCACGCAGTTGAAGCGAATGGAGTCAGCCACCACGCTGATCGGCTTCCAGATCTTGCCATCTTCCCCCACCTGCTCGGCGTCATACCATGGCTGGGTCTCGTTGCCCGCTGCCGTGATTTTGCAGCCAAAGCGCACGGTGACGATGCCGGTCTGATAGTTCACCTTGCCATCCATGTCGGGGGTGGTGAAAAAACCGTCCCCGTCTGCCGTGGCCTCGATACGGCGCCCGCTCGCGGTGTTGACGCTGATGTAGAGGCTGCCCGGTGCCAAGGGGGCGCCGGGGGTGCGGAACGTCACCGCATCCACCGACTGGGCGCTGAACGAGGTGGCCAGCGATTGCAGCGATGGCTGGGCCGCTTGGCCTGCTTCCCAGTCGGCCAGCACCGCCACCCCGTTGGAGTAGTCGATGGTGCCCGCCTGGATGCCTGCCCCAGTCTCGGGATCCGGGTTGCGGTAAATAAGCCCTTGCCGGTCAACGTAGGTAGATCCCCCCAAGGTGAAGCGCATCGACCCCTCTAGGATCGCCTCGGCAAAGCCTGGGGTCACGTCTATGCGCAGCGCCTGGGCGGTCAGGGTGGCATTCTGGGCCTCGGCGCTGTTGTTGTTGCGGTAGGTCACATCCACCCACCCCTGCTCCCCGTCCGGGAAGGTATAAGCAGTGTTGTGGTACTCGATACCGGTCATCGTCCAGCGCTGCACCGCGATCTGGTTGTTTCCTTCCCAGCGAGTGCCCACGGTCACCCAGGCGTATTTCGGCTTGGGCAATGGGCTGGAGCCATCAGGCATAAAATGCAGCGTTCCCGCGCCGTAGTCGATGGCACCCAGCACCACACCGCTGGCATCGATCAGCTTGCCTAGCCCGTCATCGCGCAAGGTGATGATGGGATCACGGGTCTGGATCACCAGCTCCTGATCGTCTACATCGAACTTGTGATAGAGGGCGTTGAACTTCACCCGCACCGATCCCGGTGTGAGGTTGTGGGCGCCGCCGCCGTCCTTGCCGTCCAGGGTGATGGACAAGTGCCCCTGCACCCCCGGCCCCGTCAGACGGTTTGGCTCGATATGGCGCTCGGTCACCGGCTCACCGTACTGGTACTGGGCGGCGTACTCCTGACCCAGCGCGGGCAAGGTAACGTGCTCCAGGTCGATGATCCCCTCGGCATAGTTGATGATGCCGGTGATATCGCCGGTTATCTTGCCGTCCCCCGCCACATCGGTGGCCCGCTTGCCATCGCCCCAGGTGAGGATCACGCTTTTGGGGGTGATCCCCTTGTGGGGGAGCTGCCAGGCGCTTTTGCCGATGCTGATGGCCTGCCCGCTGCGGTTGGTGTAGTTCACAGGGGTGGCCCAGCTGAACATGATGGAGGTATCCACATCCGGCAGGGCGCCCAGGGTCAGCATCACCGACCCTGAGCCTAAGTTGATGGTGCCAGAGCCATAAGAGCGGTCGATTCCCAGCAGCTCCCCGCGCCCGTTGTCTTTCAGGTCATACCATTTGCCTTGCGCCATAAAGCTGACAGTAGTGGTGCCAGGCGCCGGGGTTGGATGCAGGGTGATGGTGTAGGCATAGCCCCGGTTGTTGGCCTTGACCTCGATCCGCGCCGTGTCAGCGATACGGGCATGGCCAAAAAGAGACGGTCTTGCTCTGGGTGCCGTAGTTCGGGCACTGGGCATTGAACTCCAGCTGACCACGGCCATAGTCGATGGAGCCTACTACCGACCCGGCAACAACCAGCTCACCGCCCTTGTCGGTGATGGTGGCGGCGCCGATGGTGATGGTCACAGTGCCAGGCTTGGCCCCGCTGCCCAGGAACAGGCCACGGCTCGGGGCGATCACGGCGGTGGTCGCGATGCTCACCAGCCCCTGGCCAGAATCGACCAGACTGGCCAGCTCACCGGCAGCGGTCAGATCCACCGCGGGGGTTTCGCTGCGGGCCGCTGGCACCAGCTGGGTAAAGATGGTCTTGGCCCGTACCTGCATCGACCCAAATTCGGCATCTTCCACCATCCGGGTAGATGCAAAGTAGTTGGCAGCATCCGCCACCACGGTTTCGCGCAGGGCGGTCTTGGGGTTGGTGATCACGTCATAGGGGGTCGGCTGCTCACCCTCGAAGGTGTAGCGCAGCGGATCAGCCAGGGTGCAGGTGACCACGTTGCGGGTGAACTCGGGTACACCAGGGATCTGGAACTTGGTCAGCTTCTGGGTTACATCCAGAATGCGCACATACTGCTCATACTCCCCGGCCTTGTTCTCGTTGCCGACCAGTACCAGGGTTTCGCCCACCTCCGGCAACCGTGCCTCGACCCGCTGGAAGAAGCGGATCGCCCGCTGCCCTTCCAGCTGAGTATCGTAGAGAAAACCCTGCCACTTGGGGCCACGCGCCAAATAGCGCTCTACCACATCGCGGGCGTTGTTGCGGGTGTCGTGGTGGTCTTTGGTGGTCATCAGGGCCAAGCCCACGTTCGGATCGTAGGGCGGCAGCAGCACGGCGGCATTCGCACCATAGTAGGTGTCGGTGTCGTCAGTCTGCACCGCCAGAAACACCTTGCGCAGGTTCACCACCCCATAGGCCCGATCCAGATCGCTGATATCGGGAAACATCGAGTTATGTTCTCCGCTGACGATCTCCTTGCCGGTGATGCGCCCGCCACCATCCTCGGTGTCCGTCATCCGCTGGCTGGCCATCAGCTTGATATCGCCAGATAGAATGGTCATGGGGTTACTCTCCGCGCTCAATTTCGGTCAGATTCAGGGTCAGGGCGTAAGGGTGATCACCGTCTGGGTCAGCCAACTCGTACAAGGGCGTGGCTACCACACCAGGGCGGCGCCACACCACGGTGCGGGTCACGCCATCGAGCAGGGTCAACGTCATCAGCTGGGCCACCTTCGCTTCCAGCACCTTGATCTCCTGCACCTTGGCGCGGGAGCAGTGCCCGCTCAGGGTCAGCGGCCGCCCCTCTGGCTTGGCGGTCTCCTCCACCAACAGGGCGCCGCTCAGGGTCGGGGTCACCACCTGCTCGACCGGTGCCCACTCGAACTCGTCGCGCCAGACCAGATCATCTGGCAGCAGCACGCTGTTTAAGGTCACGTTCATTGCCGTAGTCCTTGCTGTTTAAGAAGGGAAATCAGGGCATTCGCATTGGCCTCATCAGCCTGCAGTTCGGCCGATCCCCCTGCCCCTTTGATCTCGATGGTGATCCGCTCGGATAAGGGCCTGCGTGTCCCTGGGGTGTTGGCGCTGGGGGTAGATGGCGCGACAGCCGGAGCCGGTGGCTGGGCGGCGGCCTGATTGGTTTTGGCACTCTCCTTGGCCAACGCTTTGTTGAGCTCCTCTTTGAGGCGGGCCTGCATCGCCTCCATCTCTTTTTGAAACTTCTCGCCGTAATACTTGCTCCACTCGCTGTAGGCCGGAATATCCTTGACCTTCTGGCTGTAGCGGGCCAGCTCCTCCTCCACCCCGGCCAGGGTATTGGCCAGCCCCTCGGCATTACCGCGCAGGCCATTGATATCCACGCTCTTGTAGTAGAAAGAACCGGCATTCACGGTGCGGGTGATATCGCCTCGACCACCGCCCCCGCCGCTACTGGCAAGGCTGGCATTGGTCTGCTTGGCTTCATCCTGTACCCCTTTAAGTCCTGCCCGCATCGCATCGGTGGCCCCTTTGGCCCGAGCGGCAGCCTCGTCAAAACCATCACCAATGGCCGCGACTGCCTGCTTGGTATCACCACTCCCCCCTTTCACCTTGGCCATGGCATCGGCGGCGATAGCCATAGAGCGGGCCAGAGCATCCCCGGTGATCTTGCCCTGGGCGGCCAGTTGCTTTTGCCGCGCGATCACCGCATCGATTTCGGCGGTGGTCTTGGCGCTGTTGTAGGCGGCAGCCAGTGCCTCTTCGATGGCAGCGCTACTGGCCCCCGTGTGCGCCACCAATACATCCAGGGCGCCGATGGTCTGCTGAAAGCCCGCACCGATACGGCCATTGGCCTGCTCGAAATCGAGGCCGAGCACCTTAAACGCCTCAGCCAGTTTGGCTGGGCCATCGGCGGCGGTTTGCTTGGCCACCGCATTGATCTCGGCCAGATAATCACGGGTACTCTTGGCCTCATCCCCCAGCGCTTTTACGGCGGCGGCGCCTTGTCGCCAGCTTCCAGCGGCCTCGTCGTAATGCACCTTGCCCTCGGCGACCAGGCGATCGAGATCCGCCATGCTGGTGATGGTAAAACCCAGCTCCGTTGACAGGGCGGCAAACTGACCATTGAGGCGGGCCTGAGTCTCGGAGCGCAGCGCTTGCGCCTCCCTGAGCGCCAGCTCAGCCTGCACCAGCTGGCGCAGGGCAGAGGCGAACTGGGTGATCTGGATGATGGACTCGACCGCCACGGCGGCCAGCAACCCCTTGACGGCTGCGCCCAGCACCCTGACCCCTATCGCCGCACTGGCTGCAGCCGTGCCCGCTGTCGTCATGCCGCCTGCTGCTGTCGCGGTCGCCACAGGCATGGCAATAAACTGGGCATAGAGGCTGCGCAGATCACCAATCCAGCCCGCGATTTTCAGGCCGACCCAAGCCTGGGCCAGTACGGTCAGCGCGGTGCGCCACTCATAGAGGGTCTGGATCAGAGCCTTGAGGGTTTCCCCCATGGTGATAAAGCCATCGGAGAGGCGCTTGGCCCACTCCTGCAGGCGGCCATCTCTGGCCATCGCCTCAAATTCGGTATTAAGGTTGGCCAGCTGGTTTTTGAGCCAGGCCAGCGCCCCGTTGTCGGCCACCATCCGGTAAAACTTGGCGAGGTTGTCCTGGGCGTTGGAGATAAGTCCGGAGAGCAGACTCATGTTGTCGGCAGCGGCACCGCGCGATTGGGCGGCAATCTCGTTCATCAGGGCCGAGATGGTCTCGCGGCCCAGCTTGCCCGCCTCAGAGAGTTTCTGCAGCTCGGCGGTATTCTTGCCAGTCACCTGCTCCAGCATCTGCCAGACCGGCACGCCACGCTCAATCAGTTGCAGGATCTCCTCCCCCTGCAGCTTCTGCTTGGCCCAGGCTTGGCCGAGCGCCAGGGAGATGCCTTGCACCTCTTCAAAACCGCCGCCCAATTTGAACGCCTGATCGACAATGCCCTGCATGGCCCCCGCCATAGGGTCGATGCCGAACGCCTTGAGGCGCACGAATACCTGGGTGACTTCACTGAGCTGCAGGGGGGTGTTCTTGGCAAAGTCCTGGATCCAGGCTGACGCCTCCTTGCCACCGGCAATCGACCCCATCACCGCCTTGAGCTGCACATCGAGGCGCTCGGCCTGATCGCCAGTCTGGAACATGGCCATCAGTTGGGTGGTGAGGGTCTGGATACCGAACCAGGTACCGGCCAGCGCCACCAGGCGCCCGGTCAGGCTGCCGATGGCCCCCTGTAAGCCACCGGCCTGCTGACTGCCTTGGCGAAGCTCGCGCCCCAGCCGCTCGGTCTGGGCGACACTCTTGGTCAGCTCACGCTGCAGGCGCAGCTGTTCCTGGGCAAGGTTCCTGGTATCGAGCCCGGACTGTTTGAGCCCGGCATGCAGGCGGCTATGACTGACGGACTGAGCGACCAGCTGACGCTCCAGCTGCTTGACCTCGGAGGCCAGCAACCGCTCTTGCTCGGCCAGCGCCTTGGCATCACCGGCGCCTGCTTGGCTGGAGCGGCGTAACTGCTCCAGCTTGTCACGGCTGAGCACTGTCGCCAGTTCGAGCTGGGTCAGGGCGGCTTTGGAGTCATTGAACTGCTGGATCAGCGCTTGCTGGCGGCTTAACGATTCGAGGGTTTCAGCCAGCTGCGCCGTTTCGGCGGCCGTCTCGTCCGAGATCGGGCCCAGCTCCTGCACCTCACCCGCCAAGGCGGCCAGGTCTTCCCGACCGGTAACCTTGGCCGCCAGCTCCAGGGCAAGTTTGAGGGTGGTAGAGGTGGACATGGGGCATTCCGATCAGATTCAGATATGCCCTATTGTGAAGAAATGGCAGAATAGGAGGGTTTATGACGGATTACTGAGACGTATCACAGGAAGACCGCGCACCTGTAACAGATCTATATACTAATACATTAGGTGACTATACATGTGGCCGATAAAAGTAAGAGAGAAAGCCCTGCTAGCTTGCGCAAGAAGATGCTGTGTTTGTCATAGATTTTGCGGGCGAAATATTGAGCTTCATCACATTGAAATGGAATCAAAAGGTGGTGAGTCATCTTATGATAACTGTATACCACTCTGCTACGATTGCCATGCAGAAGCTGGACACTATAATTCACTTCACCCCAAGGGAACAAAATATTCATCATCTGAGCTAAAAAAGCACAGAGATAGCTGGTACCAAGCTGTTGATAAACTTTCATTCTTGGAGTCTGAATGGGAAAAGAATGAAAACAGAACGATTAGAGAAATATACGAAGATCAAGAGGTGACTCTTAAAGGTTTTGTATGGAGGGAAGCTTTCCCTGGTCCACCAAACTATGAATCGTTCGAGACAGACCAAATTGAAACTTACTGGATGTTAGTACTCCCAGAGCCGATCATATTTTACACAAACTGTTTTGAGACAGAACAGACAATCAAGATAGAGAATGTAAAGAAATTGCAACTTTGCGTTAGTTCAGATTTTTATAAAGTTAATAGAAACATAGTGCGCACAGATGTGCAATTAACTGGGGTTCTATTCTCCTCACATACAGGGCATCATCATGGCGATGCGAATTTCAAAGTAAAATTATAACATCCCAAAGCGATTAATATTGTGCTGGTATGCCAACTGAGATGGGCGTAGGGCAATCCACATAGAAGGGGGCAGTCTCATCATCCACGGCCAGCAACTCCCTCTTCAACTGAACTGACAGCACAACAACCTGTCATTTCTGACAGTGGCAACTGAACCTAGGACAACAATACTCAGATTCACTTGAGCAAAGGTATGAAATGAATGCATCAATTTGGCGTCTGGCATGAAGGGGGGCACCACACCATACAAGGGCTGCCGATCCTGAAACATCTACTGCGCTCACTCCATGGCGATGTGATGGTACGTTATGTCTGCCGTGCAGATACCCCTTGCACCTTGTTTCTAATCATCAAAGATGGCGTACCGTATCAGAAGTTCAAAGAGGGCACTCCGCCGCTGGATTGGCACTGGCTAGAGCAATCCATCCTGCCCCTTTCAGCCTCATCTCAACCACTGGTCATGATGAAGCGGCTGGCATTGCGCTAAAGCCTCACCTAACCCCAATACGACATCCCAGCCCTAATGCACCAACCCGCTCGTAGCTCCGATTAGCCGGTAAGCGTAATCGGGCATTTGAGAAACCGCCCCCCGCCAATGCGACCAACTCTTCCCGGCCGGTGACCTTGGCCGCCAGCTCCAGGGCAAGTTTGAGGGTAGTTGAGGTAAACATGGGGCATTCCGATCAGATTCAGAGTTGCCCTATTGTGAAGGAATGGCAGAATAGAAGGGTTAATGGCGAATTACTGTGGTTATCGCGCACTTCTTTGATTTTACTGTCCCATTCACTATTTAGGGGGAAACTATATGGCAGATTTATCAACTTCCATTACCAGATATATCGGCTCAGCATTGATCAATAGTTACAGAGAACGTAAGCGTGCAAAAATCCTCGATGCACTCAGCAAGGGTAAAATAACTTTAGATTCTCATCAACTTCAGTCGGATGAATTCATATCAGCATACTTAGCAACCGAAGATGCACTGATGAAAGCATCCTCTCAATCAAAATTTAACTTTCTACTTAACCTATTCATAAAAGGTAGTAATTCTGGCCGAATTAATAGAGAGCCAGATGCATATCAAGAAGCTTTATCGATTGTAAATGAACTATCAGAGCGAGAACTTGCGCTTCTTTATCACCTGTATAACTATGAGCGAGATCACGGTAACAACGACGAGCAACTTGCTATACCAAACGATCACCAAGTTGATTATCTAATAGATAATACTGGTCTGAAGAGGGGAGCTTATTGTAGCTCTCTTGGTAAGACTACGTAGAACTGGCCTTCTCATAACATATAGTGAGAAAAAAGTTCTACGAGATCTAATGATTGGAGGCATTGACATTATGTGTATTTCTCCAATTGCGGAAGAAATTAAAGCTTGGATATTTCATGTTATTGAGGGATCATTTTCCATCAAGTCACCTTAATTTATTCAAACCATCAAAATTGTTCATAGCCACACTCAAAAACGATGCTCAGTGACAAACGGCGGGTCTCCCCGCCGTGTTCATTCCCCCACCTTCCCCTATCCTCACACAGTCACCGGCCGATCCACATAGAAGGGGGCTGTCTCGCCATCCACGGCCAGTAACTCCCCCTCCAGCTCGATCTCGATGGGCTTGTCGCTCATAAAGTCCACTGCCTTCTTGGGCGACAAGCTGGCACGGGGCACCGTCAGTTTGATGGCCTCGCCGCTGACGATACTGCGGCCATCGAGCAACAGTCGCGCCTTGATCTCCGGCTGGATGTTGCCCGCGATGCGGGTACCAGTCACCGCGTTATAGGTACCGCTGACCGTCAAGCTGCCGCCGTCCGCCACCGAGCCACCCTTGATCGCCCGTACCAGCCCGAGCGCATAGTTGACCTCGATATCGGTACCCACTACCAGCGCCGTGGCCCCTTCCTTGATGGCCAGGCCAGTCGAGGCAATATTGCTCTTGCCGAGCGGAGCCCACTTCGGCCAGGCGGGCAGAACGACCGGCAGATCAGTCAGTGTCCCAGCCCCCTGATTGATGGGGCTCTCCAGACCCATAAAGGCAGCGGCCAGCAGCACGGGCGGGATCTCGGTGGTCTTGATGGTGACCATGGCTGGCTTGGGAATGTGGTAGTTCTCCCGCGCCTGACCATATTGCCCCTTGCGCTTGCTGGGAATCGAGATCTTCTGGCTGTCGGGTTTCACTTCCAGGCTATCCACATCGATGGGGCCAATCACCCCGGCCGAGACCCCGTTGGTAAAGGTCTCGATAAAGAGATCCCCTTCCAGGTGCAGTGTTTCGCTCATCATCGCTCTCCTTTGAATTTCACTCGGGTAGTAAAGGCAAGCGGCAAATAAGCCGCACCGCCGCTGTAACTGGGTTTGACCGGTGGGGTGACCCGGCGAAAGGTACTATCACCACATGCTCGCCCACTGACGGCCTGCAGGATGCGGCCAAGCCACACTCCGGCACTGACCTCCCTGGGGCTGGCACGATGCACCAGCACCAACAACCAGAGCTGATCAAAGCTGCTGGCCCGGCCTGACTGGGTGCCTTCGCTCTCACGTTCGCCCTGATAGACCACATGCACCGCCGGACTGTGCTGGCCCAGATTGGCGATGGCCGCCACATCGGTGGCCACAAACACCTCCTTGAGCCCCGCAGGTTTGAGGGGGGCCAACAGCTCACGCAGCCGCTCGCCCGCCTGCAGGTAGTCGAGTTCGGTACCCGACTGGTTGGCGGGTTGGCTCATAGAAAGCCCCCCTTGTCGCACCCCTGACTCCGGCCAAAGACGCGCCCATCCGACTGCAGTTGAGCCAGATTCTGGCTCTCCAGGGTGGCGCCATCGGATGCCAACCCCAGCGCCAGCTCCCCCTTGCCAACCGATTTCAGAAAGGCCAGGGCCGCCTCATTACGCTTGGCTATCTGCTCCGGGGCCTGTTCACCATAGAGACGGTGACGGGCGATATCGGCGCAGATAGGTACCAGAGCACTCGGGATATGGGCCAGCGGCAAGGGATAGCGACCCGCCAGATAGCCATCGATCAAGGCGCCTGCATCCTGCAGGGCGATGGTGATGGCCGCCTGATCCAGCTCACCGGTCGGCGTCATGGCCAGGCGTAGCAACTCGGCCTCGCCAAAGCGGATCACCATGTCATTGACACTGGCGTACATATCACTGCTCTCCGTTCTGGCCAGATGACTGCTCATCCTTGACCGGGTATTGCACGTCGGTCGCGGCGATTGCCGTCACCAGTTCGGCCTTCTTGAGCTTGACCGCCTCCGGGATACCCATCTGCAGCGCCAGCTCGCGCAGCTCATCGACCTTCATCTCGGCCAGCGGCGTGACCTTGCCTGCCTGGTCAGCGACTCCCGCCAGATAGCCCGAACCGGTCAGGACGCCCAGTGTTGCGTCCAGATCCCCAGGCGCCGATGGTGCATCACCTGCCTGAAGACTGGCGTCTTCAGCCAACCGGACGACCACCAGACGCGGGTCGCTCTCCAGGGTCGCGCACTGTTCAGACGACACAACCATCTCAGACTTGCCCGGTGCAATCGGCAGGCCCGCACGAAAATAGTTCTGACGAACCATTGATGTAATGCCGACCCGAATAGCCAGTTCCATCTCTTGCTCCATCTCATGTTGTCCTCGTCGAATCTGATAGAGAGGCTGTTTAAACCGAGGGTTAAACAGCCACAACGCAGGGTTAGAGGTAGTCAGCCACCACCAGCTCCAGCTTGCCTTTCAGCTCGTTACTGCTGCTGTTTGCCAGCTCTCGCTCCAGCATCTGGGTCGCCAGCTTCTCAAGGGAGGGCGGTACCACCAGCAGAGTGGCCTTCACCCCGAGCTTGCGGCCGCCATCGGCTTGAAACTCCCGCATTTTGGAGAAGGAATCCCACAGGTTGTCGGGGGTCAGCGCCCGCTTGTTGGCAAAGGCCAGTTGCCAGAAACCAAAGCCTGCGGCATCACGGCAATCGACCCCGTAACGGAACTCCTTGCGGGTGAATACCGCCTCGTCATCGACCTTGGTCATGGCGATCAGCTGCGGCGACTTGCGATCCTGGAAGATGACCGGCTTGAGGGCGCGGCTGGTATCGAGCAGGAACCAGGGCTCCCCCTGATAACCGGCATCCACCACCAGGTTGGCGCTCAGAACAGGGGTACCCGTGCCATCGGCCTTGGGATAGACAGGGTGATCGGTGTCGAAGAAATACTGGCCGTCATAGCAAGGCGTGGTGAAGCCAGCACCAAGCAGACCGAAACAGAGCTCGTCGGGGTGGATCCCCGCCGCCAGGCCCATCTCTTGAAACAGGGGGGCATAGATACCCAGCTCGTCATCTTCGATATCGTTGCGATCGACCGCCACGGTGGCCTCGAAGTCTTCGTTGACGATCTGGTAACCGTGCGCCTTCATCGACTCGATCACCCGATCACCGACCCACTTGCGCAGACTGGGGAACTTGCCCAGCCAGCCATAGGTGTTGGACTTGGTGGTCGATTTGATCACGGTGGCGATCTTGGTGTACTGGGCAGGTGCTTCACCCTTGGCGTCTTCAAAGTTCTTCTTGAAGCCGGTGAAGAGGGCCTGCAACAGCGCGGGAGTAACAATGGCCATACGGGTGTTCCTTCTCTGGTTAAACAGGTTGGTCTGGCGGTCGCGTTCGTCCGATTACGCCGCTGCGCGGCTAAGCGAACCTACCGGCCTTTTGCCTTGGCAAACTCTTCATAGGAAATGCCGAGCTGATCGGCGGCATACTTGTCATCTGCCGAGAGCACCGCATTCTCCGCTCGATCGGGCAGGGTCACCTGGGTGGTCTGGCTGGCGGCCAGTGCCGCAATCGCCGGACGTGGCTCCAGCAACGCCTTGAGAGCAGCCACCCCCTTCTGGGCGGCATAGGCGGTCAAATACTCCTCTTCGGCGGCCACCACCTTGCCCTGGGTGCGGGCTTCCTTGATCAAGGTCGCTGCATCCGTGGTCTCAACCTTGGCGCTCAAGGTGGCGACTTCCGTCACCAGGGCGTTATAGGTCTCCACCGGTACATACTTGGCCAGGTCAATCTGGCCACCCTGCCCTGTAGAGACGGTCGCCTTGAGCGCGGCCAGCGAGGTGCGCTCAGCAGTGAGAGCTGCCTCCAGCTCCGGCGCCTTTTTGGCAATGGCCTGCAGGGTATCCAGAGCAGCCAGAGCGGCAGTCCCCTGCTCGGCGGTAAACTGGCCATCGGCACCCGGCTGGATGCCGAGTTTGCCGAGCAGCGCGATCAGGTGTTCGTTCATGGATTTCTCCTGTTGTGCAACATGGGATGAGGTGGCCAGCTGGCCGGGTTGGGTAGACATATGGCTTGAAGCGGGTAACGCACTCAAAGCGGCAAGCGCCTGCATGCCCACCACTCCAGGGTCATTGGTAATGGCGGTCATCCGCAGTTCCAGCGGGCGCCCCTGGGCGTCATAGGGAAAGACGGCAGACAGGAATCGGTACTCTTTGGCCGCCACCAGGGCGGCAGCCCGCTCCGTCCAGCGCGGCTTGATAAAGAGGCCCTGCCCTTCGCGCCACTCAATTTCGTCGGCGTTGTACCAACCGGCTGCAGGGGCTGGCTGGCCGTTCTGGTCAGTCTTGAGGGTCTGGTGGTCGTAATCGATCAGGATGTCTTGCCCAAGGGCTTTGGCACGGGCAATCAGGGCCGCAGCGATTTGCCCGTCCAGTTGCCAGTGACCACTCGCCACATCGAACGGGCGACCGTCACGGGCCTTGAACGGGCCGACCGGCAGCAGTTGGTACCAGCCATCGCCTTGGGGGGTGAGCTGCGCATCGAGCACCGCCAGCCGCTCCCCGTTGACGGGGTTGGCTTGGAGGATGGCCACGAAGGGCGCTGAGTATGGGGTCTTGGATATGTTCATGCCGCCATAGTGCGGCGGCATGAAAGGGGATGGGGTTTATGGTGGGTTAGTGTTGTCGACTAGTTGGATCTGGATGAGGTATTTCAGACATAACCTCTTCAGGATCACAGTTATCAATAAAAAAGAACAATGTTGAATCAACTACCTTTATTCTTCTGTTTCCTCTATCGTAATCAAACAGTGGAGGGATGATATTCGCCGACGCTTGCAACGCAGAAAGTCTTAACAACATACCAGTAACATCAGACGTTCTAACATTCTCTTCATTTGGATGAATTGCCTTGATAAGTTCTTGCAACTCTTTTCTTTCTATTCCCTCTCGAAGTTGCTCATAAGTCCTACTTACTAATACAGCAACAACATAGTATGGTAGATATAGAGCGGCGGTGTCTTCCGTCGGACGGCGAGTTCTGGAGCCTGCAGCTATTGATTCCAAGCTTCTTACATGACGAGCAGAATATTCTCGAACTTTCTCACTAATCGCTTGTTGAATGAAGCGTTGATCATCAATTAATAGTGGCGTTGCACCCTCATGGGTTTCTAACACACCTGCAAATTCACATATTTTTTTAAGTAGCTCCTGCACAACAGCAACACTACCATGCGCCTGCTGATAAAGAGTGTTCTTTATTAGTTCAGAAAAAACTACATTTGCTAATGGTTGGCCTTTTAAGACTATTCGTTCAAAGTCATCTGTTGACCATGGCTCAACTGGAATTTCTGAAATTCTATCTTGCAGATCACCATTAAACTGAATCAAACGATTAGCTTCTCGCCAGACACCTAGAATTATAAAGCGCAACCCTAATTCCTCAAAAGTTCTGAGGTCAAATGCAAAGTGTGATTGAACTTCTGGTGACAAATAGTGAAAGTTTTCTATAACGAAAAACTTGTCGTGAGCATTAGCTTCTTTGAGAAGCTCAGCAATGTCTTGAGCCAATCCAAGATTAAATTCAACTTTTTTATATTCAACGTTCTTTGCATGGCCTGCTGTTGCTGAGCCTTCTGCATTAGCCTCGCCTTTCCCAAAAAATGGAATCATGGCAGTGAACTTCGCACTGATTGAGGCTTCAAGCTCACGTGATGTCTCAACTGCAGAACCTGTCACGATCTCTACCCCAGCCTGACGTAAGATTGAACGATACAAATCTTCCATCGTTGAGTTGGGACCGCAATGCACAGTGATCCGATGTTTTTCCGGAACATGCTTTTGTACTAGAGCAGTTTTTCCTTGCTTAGATGACCCATATATAATGATTTGTTTAGTTTGTCTTAGCGCACTAGAAAAACGTTCATCAACTTGTGGCCTTTCTATATAACTGCCAACGATGTCTTTAGAGACACCATAGATTTGCTCGATTAACATAATCACCCCTATAGTCTCAATCAGGGATGATCATACACTTTTGAAAAACTTATGCCTCACGAACCACGTGATCAGAGTCACGTTTAATGCTGTTTAAATCCACCATAAACGCAATGCTGTTACTTATACATACCATGGCTCCACTCGAAATCTAAAATGCAGTGTCTAACCTTATAATCGCTCTGGTCGCAGATACCCCTCCAGCGTCTCCAGCACGCTCTGTTTATCCCCTTCTGACAGCCCCAGAGCACGGCGTTCTGGCAGGTTGATCTCGGGACGGCCGAACTGGTGGGCTGCACCGTATACCATGGGCGTACCGAAGTAGAGGGTCTGAGGATCGACCTGATAGTCGAGGGTATCGCGCAGATCATCGTTCAGACGCAGCACCTCATCGGCATGGCGGGGCTTGCGGGCACGGTACTTCTCCGAGAGCGGGGCCCAGGGCTCCCCTTCCGGGCTCTCCTGCGCATCCCAGCGATCCCGATGCGACAGCAGCAGCCCTTCCCCTATATCTGCCAGCGGTTCGCTCAGGTCACCGGTTTTCTGATAGAGCTTGGCCAGCAGCTCAAAGGCATCGGCCACCCCGTGGTGGCTGATGGCGATAAAGCTACCGGCCATCAGAACTCATCCTCAAAGGTGGTCATATAGTGCAGCGCTTCCTCATCTGCGTTAGCCATCGCGGCCTCCCAGAGATCCCCCATCAGGTCAGCTTCCTCATCACGGGCTTGCTCACACAAGGCATCCAGCGCCTTGGCTTGCGCCAAGGTAAAGGGGCCATCCTGTGCCAGCAGGGCGCTGGCTTGTTCCAGCAAGGTCATCATGTCGCTCCTTTATTTTTTGATCTCCAGGGCTACTAGCGGCCGCCCTTGGTAGTGGCAGCCGTAGCTTTGGCCAACATGGCTTCCACTCTCTTGGCCAGTTCGGGAAAGTGCTCCAGCATGGATTCCCTCGCCAGCACCCAGGCGGCAAACGCCTCGGCCGCCATCTCTTTGCCATTGGTTCCGGCATATTCGGTAATCAGGCCGATGCCGGTGAGATTGGGCTCCCCGGCCCAGAAGTGAACCTGATGGCCGAGCTCATGCAACCAGGTCGAGATCCGCTGGGCCGATTCCCCCAGTTTATCGCCTACATTGGCCGACACACTCCAATGACGGCGCAAGGCTTCACCACTGACGCCTCTTGGCAGTAATTGGCGCGGGCCGCGATTAGCGTGGGCATCAGCCAACACATCGGCAGCCGCCACTTGCACTGCCTGCATATCCACCGTCTTTAAAGTATCGCCCCCCTTTACCTTGATAACCAGATGATCCCAGCTGGTTGCGGTAAAGCCGTTGACCCTGCTGGCCCGGCGCGAATAGTAAAAAGAGCGCACCAGATAGGGATCTTTGCCCAGGTAATCAGCAATAGCCGGGGCAACCTTGAGCCCGGCAGCTCCCTTCCCCATTTCGGTCTGCTTGATAAACAGGGTTTTGACCGGATGCGCTTTGAGGAACGTCGCCAACGGTTCGCTCTGGGGGGCTGGCAACTTGGCCAGCAGCTCACTCAAACCCTGGGCGGTGACACCTTTAACGCTGGAGAAGGCGCTCTCCACTATCCGTTCTGGCAGTCGCTCGGCCAACGCAGGCTTGGCCGCTTCGCGCTTGGCCACCACCTTGGTCAGCTCTGCCGGAGTCTGGGGGCGATAATCAAAACCGGGGTCGATGCCTTTGGGGATTTTGTGCAACTCCCCGGTGGCCTTGTCCACCCACTCATATGCGCCATCATCCGGGGCCTTGCCGACCACCAAGCCGCGCCGCTTGAGATCGGCCTCTGAGAGCAGAAACTTCTTGCACTTGCAGCCATAGCCATTGCTCGGGCTGTGCGTCGCCCACCAGGGGTGATCCACCGGCAGCACCAGGTTGTTCCACTTGAGGTGCAACTCCCTGGGGTGCTCGGAGTCCCCATGACGATAGAGCGCATAGGGACGCTTGTGCTTGATACGCTGGATCTGCTCTTCACGCCCGGCGTTATAACTTTGGCGCAGGTTGGTCTCGAAGATGACGCGGGAACGCCAGGACGCCGGGCCGGTATGTTCCCAACCGTGGCGGGCCACAATATCCTTGAACGCCTTCTGAAAGGCCCCGATGGATTGCCCTTCACTGATCGCCTTGTCTACCGTCCCGCGCAGGTCAGCAAGCAGATCGGTCTTGGTGGCCCCCGCCACCATAAAGGCACGGTTATGGGCATCGCGCCACACATCGGCCCAGCGTTCACTCGGCATATCGAGCTTCTGGCGAAAGAAGGCGATCGCCTCGGCAAAGGGCAAGGAGCCATATCTGACTGGTGAAGAGCGAACGGGCATCAGCGCCCCTCCTCCATCTCAAGCATGCCGAGCAGCTCGCTGGCGGCGATGGCTTGTGCCATCAGTGCCCCCAGTTCGTCATGGCTGAGCTCAGGTTCCAGTGCCAACAAGCCATCCCGGATCTCTTCCAGGGTAGTGGCCTGCATCACCAGCGCCTGGACAGCATCGGTCATCCCCGCCAGCAGAGGGGCGGCCTCGGCTTGAAGCCGGGCCAACTGGGCATCGTTGTTATCTCCCTGCACTGCTTTATGTGCGGCCAGGGTCACCAGTCCCTGACGGGGTAGCCGAGCCTTGAGCTCCGCCTCCCCTGTTGCTCCCCGATTATCCTGAATGGCCAATACCTCTTCCTGAGCGGTGGGCACCGGGATCTGCAACTTGTCATAGACCCACTGGGTCGGGATCTTCATGCCAATAGAGACCAGAGTGCGCAGCGGCCCTGCCAGTTGCTGCATATCCTCCGGCTCGGTCACATCAAACTCCAACCGGGGGCAGCGGCGCGGGCCCTGATAGCTCTTGCCGTTCAGGGCATAGAGGGGATAGACCAGATCGCGGGTCAGGGTGGCGGCCAGCTGGCGGAGATCAGCATCCCGTACCTCCTGGCGCACCTCGTTATGAACATTACCCAGAGCATTGGTCGAGCTCTTGCCATCGGCCTGTGAGGTCAAGGTGCCCCCCAGAATGGCCTTGCTCATGGAGCGCTCGCACCACTCCATCATCACCACGAAGGGATCGGCCTGACCGCTGGCGGCGTTCTGGAACTCAATCTCCATCCCGCGCGGGATAATCCCCCCGGCGTTATGACCGATAGAGAGCACCGCCTGCAGCAGAGTGGCCTTCTCTTTCTCGGTCGCCCCCTCCGGGTATTTGCCAAGGCGCACCGGCAGGCCGTAGATCTCCAGAAACTCGGCAAGATCGCGCACGCTGTAGTTCTTGAACAGAAACGGCCAGATCAGGGTACGGACAAGGCCGGTGCGGGCCAGATATCCCGATTTGGACTTGGCCTTGTGCAGCAGCCAGCCAAAGGGGTTGAGGGCAATCCCTTCGTGGCTGTTATCCCGCAGCCGCAGCTGGTTGCGATCGTCCGGGTGGGTCTGAAACCAGGCAGGATCGCGCCAGATGATGCCCTTGGGAAGCTGCAATCCCTCCACCAGCTCCCAGCCGCAGAACTCCTGGGCACAAAACCCCTTGAGTACTGCATCGGTGGCGTCAAAGATGGCATCATCAAACCAGGTAAAGTCCTCAATCAGCTCGCGGATCATCTCGCTGTCGCGCTTCTCCGCTGGGGTAGCGTTGCGGGGCGGCTCGATTGTCCAGCTGACACCCAACAGAGCGCGGCGACGTTTGCCGAGTTCACTCTGCAGGTGGGCGTCTTTCTCCTCCATGTCTTCGGCCAGCTCGCACTGGGCGATCAGGTTGCCCTGTTCTGCCTCCTTCAATGCGGCTGCCGCCCTGCTCGGGGTGAGCCCCACCGTGGGGTGTTCACTGTAGTGACGGCGCAACTGGGCAAGCGCCGCCGAGTTCTCGGTCTGCGGCTCTTTTTCCAGGCTCATGGCTTTGCCATGGATATCAATGATCCTGCCCATTACCAGGCCCCTCTCTCGAACGAATGATGGTTATCGCTCCTTGCTTCATCGCGCTTGCTGGGCAGCGGGGTGAACTCGATGGCGCCCCCCTCCATCCAGCTGGCCCGCACCGCCATGGCCAGGGCCACCGCAAAGTCACCGTGGCGCTGCTGGCCCCCTTGACCAGTGTTCTTGCCTTTGTCGATCTTGGGGATGCCATTGATGACCTGGATTTTCCCCAAGTCATCCTGCACGTCTGCATGGCGCGGGATGGTCAGGTTGCCATCCTCAAACTCAGCCTTGAGCTTGGGCATCCACTCCCGATACCAGGGGTCATTGAGCATCACGCACTCGATCATCCCGGCACCCCAGCGCAAGCGGGCCGCCTCTGCCAGATAGCCGCCGTTACCGGTGGCATCGAAGGCCGCCGCCGTGAAACGGTGCAGCCCCTGCAGCAGATAAAACAGGATCTGGCGCTGGCTCTCATAGGGGGCATTGACCAGCTCCACCGCAAAGGGCACCTGTTTGCGCAAATTGGTGGCAAGGGAGAGCGGCACAAACACCGACAAGTCCCCTTTGCGGGCGAAATCTTCCCCCAGCACATGGCGACAACTGCGATCGAGCGCTTCCAGACAGGGCTTGAGGTTCTCCTCGCACCAGATATCCACCACCGCCTTGCGGGTCTCATCGCTCGAAAGCTCGAAGTCTTTGGGGGCGGTAAAGCGCAGGATGGGGATATCCGGTTGCATCGCCCGCTCGATCAGGGTGCGCTTGATATAAACGCCACTGCTCTGCTTGGGTACGCAGAAATACTCCTCCAGGGCGTCCTCTTCGGTGGCAGTAGCCTTGAGCAGCCCCGCCTTCCAGGCGTCCTCTGCGTCCTGTGTCCAAAGGCCGCCCTTGACCTGGCAGATCCGGCGATAGAGCCCCTGGTGGCAAGCATCGTCCAGGCTGATGGTATGGATGGAATACGCTTTTCGGCCCGCTCGGCTGTCGTTGATGAGCTGGTTAAACAGGTTATCGACGCCGTTATGGGTACTGATCAACCGCACCTTGGCGCCCCACATGGTCAGCGCCATGGCGGCCTTCAACACCTCGGCCAGTCGGTCGTGGAAAGCGGCCTCGTCGATGGTCACATTGCCCTGCATCCCCCGCAGGTTGGAGGGGTTGCTGGAGAGCGCCTGCACCTTGAAGCCCGAAGCGAAATAGACCACGAAGGTGAGGATCGCCTTGTCCTCGTCGTCGGTGAATACCTCCTCCTGGATCTCACCGGCCGCCTTGTTGTACGCCTTGGCCCACATCGCCACCGCATCGATAAACTCGCGGGCCATCTCCTTGTTGCTGCCCACATAGAAGTGGTGGCAACCGCCAGCAGTCTTGGTCTTGGATGCCGTCAGAGCCGCGTCAGCGGCCTCCGCCCAGGTGATACCGGTACGGCGGCTCTTCTCGGCAATCTTGAGCGGGCTCTCGTCAGCAATCCAGATCCGCTGGTACGGCAGCAACACCTCGTCGGGGTTGTATTCAGTACCCAGGGTCTGGGCCAACTGCTGGGCGATCGTGCTCATCAGGCAATCCCCAATATTTCACGGCGAATGGCGGCGGCGGCCTCACCACTCAAGCCCGCCTGAGTCACGATGGCTTCGGTCTTGGCGGCGATCTCTTCGGCAAATGCCTGGCGGATCTCTTTCTCCCGCTTATGACTCTGCATGGCGGTCGATTCGAGCCGCTGAGCCGCCAGCATGGCATTTTTCAGCATGTCGATATCCACCGCCTCCTCCGGGTTCTGCACCTGAGCCAGCATCGCCTTGAACAGCTGGGAGCGGCCCAGCTCCAGAATGAGCTTGGTGGTCTCCCCCATCGGCTTGTCGCCAAGCTGGGAGGTCAAGGCGGCCGTGGTTTCGCGCAAATCCCGCAGGTGCTGGCCGACCTGTTCAACCTGGCTGGCATGACGGCTTAACCCGGAGCGGGAGAGCTTGAGCTCATCGGGCAACCCCGCCTCCTCGATCAGGCCGTTGATCTCATCCAGGATGTCGGCCTGGCTGTTGCCCTTGTCCCGCAGCATCTCGTTGAGCGCGTTGCGGATAGACTCAGGCAGCAGCCACACCTTGCTGGCACGGCCTCGGGTAGGCTTCTCACTCATGCTTAATCCTCCCCTTAATCCCCAGCCCTGGGCTTCTTGACGCCGGGCACCGTTGCCCGGCCCTCTGCCGCGTCCTGGCCCCGACCGGTCAAGTGAGCCACCTGCACCGTGGCCAGTCGCTCGATGCGCACCAGCCCCTGCTCTTCCAGCCAGGCCAGCAGGGTCTTCACCCGATCCCGCGTCACCCGGCCGGTACCCAGCTGGTCGAGGCAGTCATTGAGGATTGACTCGTTGGCGGCACCACCGATATCCAGCAGGGAGCGCAGGATCACCAGCCGCTGCTGGGCGTCCAATATCGCTTGAATGCTCATGGCTTCTCCTTAAGTGCGGCGGGTCGCGGCAGCCTGATGAAACACTGCTGGGCCCCACATAACAGAATTTGTTGAATGCTCATGGCTTCTCCTTCTGTACGGCGGCGAGCTCATTTTCCAACAGCAGATCGGCAAGGCGGCGGGCTTGGCGCAGCTCCGGCTTCACCTCCCGCAACTCCCCCCGCAGCTCGCTGATCTCCAACTGCAGCTTGTGCAGCTCACGCTCGCTCGGCAGATCAGCCAGTACCTGCTCCACCCGCTGCACTCTCTGCACCAGGGCTGTGAGGTCTTCGCGCTTGGCGTAGGTCTTGGAGAGCAAGATGATGACCACCAGCCCAACCAAACTGGCCAATGCATAAAGAGGCCCCCAGTTCTTAACGATGAAATCCCACACGGGTCGCCTCCTTGCGCTCATACAGGGTCTGGCGCTCGGCACCAGGCTCGGCTGCAAGGCGGGAGGGCGGGATGGCTTCGTCACAATCGCAGCAGATACCATCGCCGTGTGGCCTTGCCCTGTTCTGGTGGGCTTCGATAATGCGCCCAGTCCGATCGGCATCGGCCAGCTGGGCACGGTCTATATGGTCTGTCACATGACCTCTCTCGTATGGCTACTAACGGACGGTATGAGTCGCCTTGATGCGGCCCCAGATGGCAAGCAGGCCACCCACCGCACTGGCCAGATCCACCAGGGTGGATGCCAAGCTGGCTTGGGTACCCGCATCGACCGGCACACCGAACAGACCCGCAATACCGGCCCCCACGGCAATCACACCACCGATCACGGTGCGGCTTTTGAAGGCAGACTTCGCTTGAGGTAACAGGGAATCAGGCATGATGGACTTCCTTCTTTTGGGGTTGAAATAACGGAGGTTGGGAATGACGGGCACGGGCCCGCAGGCGATCCAGTTCGGTCACCGAACGCCACCCTTTCTCGAACAGGGATTGACGGGTCTGGTGGTGGCTATAGAGCGGGATCGCCTTCGGGTCAGCGATCTGATTGGCCAGAGCGGCCTTGAGATGGGCTTTGCGCCCATCCTTGAAGCAAGCGAGATAACGGGGGTTCTTGAGCTCAGGAATGCCAAAGCAGCCCGCCGCCTGGATCGCGGCCGCCGCCTGCTGTTGCTTGATGGTCAGCACGCTCATGCCACCACCTCGCCAACCACGTCGGAAAGGAGGTAGCTCTGCAGACGCAGCAGCCGGTTGATCCAGCCATCGGCATTGGCCCACTGGCTCGGGTCTTTGCGCACAATGCTGTGCATGAAGCTGGCCCGCTGCATCATCAGCGCCAGCAGGAATGAGGTCTCCCCCTTGGCGCCCAGTTGCTGCTTGAGCCTGCCAATCGACACCGGGCCAAGGCGGCCATCTGCCATCACCCCCAAGACCTGCTGCAGCTGTTGGATGGCACGTTTCGGCCCGTGATGAACCGCTGCATCAAACACGGCGATAGAGAGTGCCGGGCTTAAGCTGGCGATCAGGTCACAGCGGGCGGGCTCCCAGTAGTTCTGGCGGTAAAAGGGCTCGGTATGGGCCGGGGTCAGATCCCCAATAGCAATATCGGGTACCCCATCCCGATCGAGGTCGGCCATGCCGTCCTTCTTGCCATCGGCAGCATCGGCGATGCCGAATTTGGTATGACCACCACGGTCGGCGGGATGGTTGACCTCGTCCCCTTCCACATCGGGACGAAGCAACCATTTAAGAGCGAGTGATAACAT